GGTTACGATGGTAGCCTTGGTACTACTATCGAGATTGATCCACGCATTAATCAGAGGACCGATCTGCTGACCCATCTTCTCGAAAACAGGGATAGCATCTTCACCGATGGTGAGTGCCATACGTCTCATATTGTTGACAAAGACTTCCCAACGGACACCGAGGCTCTGCTTCATAGCAGCAAGCTGCTTGTTAAACTGGTTCTGATTCCTAGTCATGCGACGCTGTAGATCGAAGTATTCCTTCGAGTTCTTAATCAGCGTGATAAGCGCACGACGAGCCTGAACGGTTGCCTGGACACCCTTACCCTTACCAGCACCGAAAGCGGTGACAGTCTGAATAAGGTTCTGTAGAGATTTACCAGGGCGAGGACCAAGAGCGACAATGCGCTTGATGATATCCTCTAGCGGTAGAAGCTGACCACTAGCGTCAGTGATAGCAACTCCAGCTTTCGCCATACCCTGCTGGAAGTCTTTACGCTGGAAAATCTCAAAGAGACGTGCAAGACCTGCGCTCGCAATACCAGGGCCAAGACGCCTAGTAAGCGTAGCAACCGCGCCACCAACATCAGAGAGACTCTGATCCGCAGCAGCGGCAGCAGGAGCAATCTGGTTCATCATCGTATTGAGTGTTGCAAGATCAATACGACCGAACCTAATAATGCTGAACATATCGTTCAGCAGATCACGGCTCTTACCGATAGGACCGGCAGGATTACCGAAGTTGTTGAGTACCGTGATAGCTCCGTCTGTGGCGGTTGCCACATCGGTCATGCCTGCTACACCTGCCTGGTTAAACAGGTGTAGCAGGCCGATACCCTTATTGAAGTTAACGTCCATCGACGAGAAAATGTCGTAAGCTGCATTCGACATTACCTCAGCCGAATCGGGGAATGTCTGCATTTCCTTTAGAACAGCATTACGCAACTTCCCCGCATTCTGAATTACCTGATTGGAACTGTTGTTAATAGCTCCAATCTGTGTTGCTGCCTGAGTAGCGAGTTTATCGAATTGTGCGAATCCACGGCTAGCAGCACCGAGGCCAAGTAGAGCGCCACCGCCAGCAAGAGTCGCTGCACCACCAATATGCGTAGCAGCAGCACCAACACCGGAAAGACGACGACCAGCAGTAAGCGTGCCGAAGCCACGCTGATTCTGCTGAATAGTACGACCAAGGAAGTTAACGTCCTTGGCTACACGTCTAATCGTCGCTGATGCTTGATTCTTCGCCCGAAAGATCAGAAGAATCTCGCTGCCCCTTACCGCCACTATCTTTCCTTCTCTTAGCCTTATCTACAGAGTATTGTGCTCTTAGTACACGTGCTAATCTTAAAACATATCCGTGTGGTTGTTGCAGGAGTCCACCAGCCACAGGTAACTGATGGAACTCCTGACACAACCTTGTAATTTCGATCCAACGGATAACCTCGTTAACTAGTTCTCGACCAAACTTCCGATAGGCGAGCTGCTGTCGTCTCTCTCCCCCGTAGAGGTAGAGCCAGCAGCATTCGTAAAAGCCTCCATTGCTGCCTCGTCATCGTTCTCACCATTAAGCTCGTCGATGAGTGCTTCGATCTCTCGACCGATACGAGGATCAAGCATACGGAGGGTTTCAGCCTTAGTGAAGTTCAGAGGAATGTCATTCTCGTCCGTGAGGTTATGGTCACGAATGCAACAACGGAAGTCATACTCTCTAGCCCATCGTTGCATCGTAGCGATCTGCATACGAACATTCTGCTCGTCTGCACTAATACCCTCACGCTCAAGAGACATGCTAGTAACGCCGTCTCTACGAACGAGGATTTCCTCGTAAGACAGCGGACGCAATTCAACGAAGCCACCAGGACACGACTTTAGATCGTGTCTAACTCCTTCGTGGCTAACTGTAGCCTTAGGCATTTCCTCTCCTTTGTTGTGTTTGCCTAAGTGATGGTGACAGGCGACTTAATCTCGATCTTGTACGCGTCTCCACCTGTGATGTTAAGACCATGACCCTCGAAACCAGCGATGATGATGCTTGCGATATCATCCACGCTAATATCGTAACGGTCATAAGCCGCTCTGTTCGTTGTGATACGGATTGCCTCAGTCGCGGCTGCAAAGGTAGCAGCATTACCAGGTCTACGAGACTCAAACTGGAATGCCTTAACAGCAGCAGCCTTGAAGTTATTGTACTCAGTCTTGCTAATGAAGTCAAGCTCGGACTCAACGCTAAAGTCGGTCTTACCGAACTTAGTAAAGACAGCCTTGCGCTGAGGGATTAGCCGGTTCTGCGGCTCAGGGTTATGATTCGCTCTGAACGTGAAACCGTTGAAGTCCTGACTCGGCGTAGCAAACGCAGGAGAAACTCCAGCGGTGTCAACACTAACACGGTGACAGTCAGCGCCAAACAACTCAGGAGCAATCCAAGCCGGAGTACCCGATCCATCTTCCTCACCATTACCCATGACATTCATGGTAGCCATGAGAACACCCTCATCGGTATCAACGGTGAACTCATAACCACCCATTGTGCAACCAGTATAACCGAAGAACACTCCGTTACGGAGCATAGTTAGAGAACAAGTCCTCTGCACAAGACCCGTGCCTGCGGTGCTCGTAGCACCAGCGATGCTAGGCGTGAAAGTATACACACCACCCGTACTAGCGATAGTGTGCCTTGAGCAGAACATCAGATACGGAAGATAGTTAACATCAGCTTCTAGCCGGATATCGCCTTCGACGTGATAATACGAAGGAAGCACGTCAGAGTCAGTAACCTGCTGCCGAAGCTGCTGGCTGTAATACTTATCTTCTGTGTAAACGAGGCTTTCCTCAAGAATAGGAATCCACACCGTAGGCGGGACATACGTACCAAGTACGCTCTCGAAGGCAAAGCCCAATGCTGCACTCGCACCAATTCCAGGAGGCACTAGCTCTCACTCCCTTCTTTAGCCTCATCATCGGGGGAACCACTAACAGCAACTTCTGGCTCAACGGGATTACCTTCCTCATCAACAAGTTCAACGACTGTCTCAGAGGGAGCCTCGCCAGATTCTTCAACGATCTCAGCAGGGTATCCCTTCTTATCAGCAGTACTAAGCTCAGTCTTGCCTTCGATCGTAACGTAGTCATTATCCTTATAGTAGTCTCTCACGTTCTGAGCGTTACGAGCGTAGAACTGTAGTTCCTGCTGATGGTCAAGCTCTGTGGAGCCGTTGTTAGGTACAGAGATACCGCCAATATCAAACATAACTCCATCAGGGAAGTCCGGGTTGTGAAAACCCACTTTAAGCACGAAGCCTCCTTTGCGACATAGCTACCCAATCCATGCGAGTACCCGCAATCACATCAGACTTGCGTGAAGTGGGTTGCACGATTCCCGAAACCTGCGTTGCGATGTATCCGAAAACGACTAATCCTCCTAGTGTGTAGTCCTGCTCGATTAGATCTTCTATCTTCTCAACGAGTACAATATCCTGCTCACTTCTAACAGCATGAGGAACAGTCATATCTCCATGATACACCCAAAGACTAAGAGAGATATCAACTTCAAAGGTGCTCATACCTCTTAGTGATTTGACGCGATCGTTAGGTGCAATCACCACAGAAGGATATCTAGGGAGTCGCTTCTCGTCCCACTTGCCTACATAGTTAAGACCGAGAGGTCCGGCGTTACTATTAAGGAAGTCGTACATCGCATTAGCGATTACAGACAGTTTATGTTCAATAGGCATTATTGGAAGTTAGGAAAGATACGAGGACCAAACCTGCCACCAAGCCTCTGCTGAACAAAACCTGTCTTACCAACGTAAAGCGTAACACCTTCATCAAACCACAGATCGAACAGTTCAACTACTTGAGCGGTAGCTTCTGCACTCATACCGATGAATGGTCTAGCAGGGGTAGCTTGACCGCGACCGATATCCTGACTATCGTGAGCACTCAACGGATCGTCCTCAAGACGACCACCGGTTTTAATTCTGTTACGGATAACAGCAGCGTAACCGCTAAGACCACTTGCATCACTACCACTCTGATGAACGTCCCAATACGCAGGTAGACTTGCTGTAGAAAACCAAAGGGTATCATCGGTACTCAACCAAGCAGCATCACTAACAGCAGAGCGCTCGAGAGTACTCGTAAGCGTAAGAATGTTCTCAGGGTCGCCACCCATCTTTTCTTTCTTCTTCTTGTAATCAGGGTCAAGTGGCGCCCAAGGATTACCGTCAGGATCACGGTCCTCATCAAAATGCTGCTGCATATCAGATTGCGCGATACGCTTAGCAGCAAGCATAGGCGGGCCAGTGTTCTCGATGTATCCTGCTAGTTTGAGAAGTCCAAACGCTACACGTTCTGGCGCAGGAACAGCCTCAATACGCATCATGCCGCCGAGAGCACCAAAGGTGCCTAGCTGCTTTTCCCCTCTTAGAATATTACCAGGGATCGGAGGCACTAAGCGAACTCCATATCCATAGTAAACTTAGGGTTATCATCGTTAGGCCAGAAGCTGGTTTCGGTAAGCTGTCCTGTATCACCTTCAACCGGATCACCGGTACCAGGATCAATGACAATTAGATTACCGTCGATGATCTGTTGTAGCATCATCATAGCTTCGTCGTAAAGCCGCTGAGCGTACTTTGCATCTTCGTCACTATCTTCGGCGTAAATCTCAGCATACCACTTAGCTGCAATAAGCCGGCCGGCGATAGCACGAATAACATCAGGTGTAGTAGTAGGGTCTAGCCATGTAGCGAGGATAGTAGTGGCGAACGTACCCGTAAGCTTGCTTCGGATAAACCTAACCGCATCAACTTGAAGAAGATCATCTTCTGCATCTTCAATTTCCGCCTTACCAGGCGGAAGGTGCGTATTGATATCCTCTACGGTAGCATACAGATCGTTCGCCACTACTTCCTCTCCCTTCCTTACTTAGCGACTTCCTTAACCTCGTCACCTGTAGTATCCAGGTTCGGAGGAACGCTATGCTGTCCCGAAAGCGCAAGGGACAGAATAGTGTTAGGATCGAGGTCCTCCCTATTACCTGTTCTAAGCGACTCCATGACGAAATCAGTCGGAGACTGAGTAGAGCCCTCAGGCATGTTCGGGAAGGGATACGTCCTAACACTACCACCTGCGAGGAAAGCCTCCCAATCCTCATCAGACAGACCACGCTTCTTAAGGTCAGCCTTCGTAACCTTCTCTCCGGGCATGACCGATTCACGACTAGTAACGATCTTCCGCTTCACACCGGTAGCATTCTCAACCAACTCAGAGGTACCACCGAGACGAAGCTCACTCCATGCGTAATACGATTCATCTGCCATGTAGTGTTACCTCCTCTCCTACCAGGCAGTTGCAGAGAATGCCGTCTTGATGAGATATCCAGCAGAAGGAGTAGTGATCTTGTAATCGTACTTATATGAAGTACGGTGCAGATCGCTCTTGCGAGCTTCCTCACGCCAGTTCTCAGTAGGACGGGTAGAACCATCGGGATATCGCTGAGCAAACGTCTTACCGAAGCTCAGGTCAAGCAGACCCATGTTCGGGTTAACGTAAGCAAGGATAACGTCCTTGCCCCAAATCTCAGTCTGAGACTCGGTAGCTTCCTCAATATCGTTCGTGTTGTATTTGTCATCAGCGAACAGCACGA